GACGTCGGCGGCAATGTTAATCTGCTTCTCAGCCGCGCTGACCACCGTAACCGCAGCCCCAATAGGTCTCGATTCCTCAATATGGGCTGTTACAACAGCTAGCAGTTCCGGACTGGCTGCCCGTTTATTGCCATCTATAATTACTACCTTCACAGTTCCCGGCCCATCCCATAAAGGGAACACCTTGGCATCGCCAACGCCGGGTACTTCCCTGGCCCACAGCTTGTAATGGTGCACATTGCCACTAGTGGCGGGGAGTCTCCATGCATCCAAAACTCTTTTGCGTAGGGATTCATCATCTTCTGCATCTGTGCCGCCTGTGAAAGGTTCGGGATTGGTTACCGAAGCTATGCCCTCCACTAGCTCTGCCATAAGCACTATCACCCCAGCAGGGACGTTGCCAACCGTTCCTGCTTCATTACATACAGCTCGAACAGTTACTTCACCCTCACTATCAATCACACCGTCCTCTGTGGTCTCAAAGATGAGCGCTGGGGCAGTCTCAGACGATTGAGTCGACACCTGTGTCTCGGCCTTAACCAATGTCCCAGGCTGGCCAACAAATTTCACATTCCCAGTTGCTGGTGTTGCCGGCAATCGAGTTACTCCTCTGGCTTGGCCCAGATAGTCCAAATGTTCGCCATAGCTGGTTTGAACGAAAAATATCTGCAACAAGTTTTGTAATTGCAGTTGTACTAATTGTGCTTTTTCAATCGCCCCCGGCCTGGTGGTATCCCAAAAGAAACTTCCTTCGCTGATATCTACTCCAGGAGGAGCTTTTTCAAGCATCCTCTGGTGTATCGTTTCTTCATCTTCATTTAGATAATCCGGTATCGGTAATTCATACGGCATTATACATCACCTCCACCTGTTCCGGGTTTCCAACAGCAGGTATAACGGTAAAAGTTACCTTCAGCTGGTCCCCCTCCCAGGTAAATCGAAAATCCCTCACCACCTGCGTTCTGGGGTCCACAAGCAATGCCTCAGTTATCGCCCGTTCCAGTTCCGATTCCACCGCTTGGCGGGAAGGCTGTCTCAAAGCAGCCTCTATCTCCGTTCCGTAGTTCTGCCCGTATGCAAGATAGGCAAACCGCTCTGTCAAAACTGCTTTTACACACCAATGCATCCAGGCTGTAAGGCCGTCAGTCTGTACTACCCGCCCAGCGCCGTCTGTTACAAAATCGCCTGTTTTAAAATCAAAGAACCAGCTCTTGCCGTATTTCGGTGCTGGCTCTGTTTGCTGCTGTTCTACAAGTTCTGGCATATCGAAGGAAGGGTATAAATTGGGCATTTAACTGTTCACCACCTTACTTAAAACAACCGGGTCTGTGCCATCGTTTACCCAGGCCACTAATACCCGGTCACCGGGCTTGAGTTCCGGTTTTATTTCTATCTTTACCTGGTCAATTTCCCTGGGATGCCAGTCCCAGCGTGTTTGCGAAGTCCAGCTTGTAGGAGGTTTAGGGGTTCCATCATCTTCTACAGGGGATTCCCCCTTGCCTACCAGCGAAAAAGCGGGAAAGCTTAATTTTGTCGTCCAGTCGGCTATGAGATATTCCCTCTTCGGTATGGGTACGGCAAATCGATCCAGTTTCAAACTCATGTCGGATTGTATAGTGCCTAGTTCAAGTGCATCAGGCCTATCAGTCTGGCTGCTTATCCTCTCCGCTATCACCTGGGCCAGCTTGCTTGCTCCACTGTTAGACAATGTCTTCAACCTCCATGCTCATGATTCGTTCTGTTGCATTGTGAATGACGCTGGAAACAATATAGTAGCTGTTCATCGTACCAGCAATGACCTTCACCTTGTCCCCTCTGCGGAGAAAGGGAAGGTCCGGAGCTATTACTTTGCGTTTACGCCGCGGCTGGCCCCGTTCTTTTAAAATATCCTCTGCCGCACTTTTAGCTGCTGCTGGAGTATCAAACTGACGTTGATATACTACCTCTTGAAGTGTTCCAAACTCTGTTTTACCGTCCAGCTGGGCCACCACAGGAGCCTTGCCCTCGCTATCCTCTGCCCCGACAATCTTCACCCGAGTAACCAATTCCTCTATATCTTGCCGGTCCTCGATGGACTCCACGTTAGTATCAGCAGTAAATAAATAAACCGGGCTGTTCTGTCCCGGTCTTATTATATCTATTTTGCCTTGTTTACTTCTTACAACCCACTTGCCGCCGCCACGTTTCTTGGCTTGGTCAAGCACGGAAAATATCATATCTACCAGAGTATCTCCCCTAAATACCTGTTTGGCCAGGGCTGTGTCTGGACCCTCTACTGTGCCCAAGGGAATTCCCCAAGCTCCGGCTATATCCTGTATGATAGCTTTTGCAGTCTGTCCAGCTTTGTAAAAACGGTCATCATTACTTTTCATGAGATAAATTAATTGGTCATAAGCTGTAATCGTAAAATGCCCCAGCGGATCCGTGTGGTAGTCCCAGGCAAAGATAGTGCCGCGGAATATTTCTTTCCAGCCTATTCCCCATTCTGCAAGCAGCACGGCCGGGCAACCTAATGCCACTTTTTGGTGCAGCCACTTACTGTCACTCATCTGCTTATTGTGTATTTCAGCTTCTAACCTTACTGCCAGTTCACCCTCGTTTTCTTCCCAGGTAAGATTTTGTAGTACGTCATGCAGCCTGATTTTGCTTCCATCAGGCATTATAATAACAAGGTCATACTTTATCTTTGAAACGTCTATCATACCGGACACCGCCTTCTATGCGATTCTAAGCACCTGGCCTGGGAAGATCAGGTTCGGGTCTTTGCCAATCACATCTGTATTGTTGTTATATATCTCTCTCCACCGGCTGCCGTCGTTCAGTGTTTTTTTCGCTATCGCCCAGAGTGTATCACCAGGCTTTACGGTATATGTTTTGGGCACAGGTGGAGTCGGCCTGGCTGTTGTAGCACCAGCCACAGCAACTGATTCCTGCTCCCCTTCAGCCCGGACTAAAAGCTCTCTGACCTCCACAAACCGCAGGGAATACCAGCAGTCACCGTGCCCTCCCCGCCACTCATGCTCAAAACTGCCATCGCCGTCAAAATAAACGTCGTGATTTATCGGCGTCTCCGTTACCAGCAGGCGAAGCTTGGTTCCCTCGTTGCGCCACTGAGAGAGCAAACCAGAAAGCTCTTTCGGTGCTCTCCAGCTTTTTATCATCGGATCGTTCATGCGTGCCGCTCCCGGGAAAAAGCCTTCGAAAGAAAAGACAACGGGCACCCTGCCCCGGGGCAGTGAAATTTCTCCTAAAGCTATTACGTCAAAAGTCAATATTCTGTTACCCGTATTGCAAGTTATTTTCTCCGGGTTTACCGGAAAATGAATACGGCCCCCGTCGGGAGCCGTTAAGTAGAAGTCCATAGGATCACCTGCTTAATCACTTCAAATGTTTGTTGGCGTTCCACCAGGTTTTAAATAAACCTTCTTGTTCTTTGTTTTCTTCCCTTTCTATATCTTCATCATCTTTCTCTGCTAAAGTATTATTAATTTCCTGTTTGGCTTCAATAAAACTAAATATGCCGGCAAGTATTAAAAAAATTACACTAATTCCTATAATAACATCAACAACACCAAATAATATTACTGCTATTGCTGGAAATAGTAATAACCATCTTGATATTCTAGGTTTATTTAAAGTAAATGCTGTTCCAATAATTGCTAGAACATAACAAATTAAAGACAGCCAAGCAGCCAATTCAACATAAGTAGGTTCGGTATAACCATAAATATTAATTACCTCCGCAAAGTCCATACTATATGTTTCTGTAAATTGTTTTGTCCAAACTATGCTATTTAACCAAATATAGCTTGTGAACAAACCTATTAAACTACCCAATAACCCCAACACAAATGAAGTTATTCGCAAAATTCTCACCTCCTACCAGAATCAATTCTCCGGTAAAAAGGCTTTTCCTTCATCATTTGTATTTTCTTGGCCTATTTTGATATGACCTTTCAAGTTTTACCGCTATAGCCTCTGCTATTTCATCTGGATCTGCATTGCTTCTGTTTACAGAAACGCTGATATTGTTTGTAACACTAATTGATGAACCTCCAATAGCGCCAACCCCAAGCCTACCGCCAGCTTCTTTCCAAAGGTCTATTCCTCTATTTCTCATTCGCCCAGAAAGCGGAATTATAGCTTCCGGACCTGCTTCGGCCACTAGTGCCGTATGCGGCCTGGAGTAAATGCCGCCTGCTGCTCGTTTTGGAACAGCCCTGAGTGTAGTGCCCGGGAATAAAGGTTCTCCTGCTGGGGTAACAGCCCTACGTCCCTCAAACATTTGTTCTGCTCGTTCATATTCTGCAGGACGTTCCTGAGTATAATAACCAGACCCGGGAATATGCTTGCCAAGCGCTTCTCCAGCTTTGGGAATCCCCCATGTAGCTAGCCCTA